AAGGACACAGCTTTCTGTGAGTCTATTAACTGGTTTAAGTATCTTCTCTAAGAAACTCTTAGGAAGAGGGATATGAATATCTGACACTTAATTAGTCTTGTTAATTGTTTCTATTCTTTTCATTGAAGGTATTGAATACCTTCCCTAACATACCAGACATCTTAGTAAGAGTAGCATTAACTCTTTCTAACTGAGATCTGATAGCTACCATATCTTCATTAGAAAATTTAACTGGTTCTTGTTGTACAACATTTACTGATCCTACTACTGGAGTAGCATTTAAAGGAGGTATAAATTGTCCTTGATCCGATGAATCTGGAACCTCTGATAATGCTTGTCTTTCTGCATCTTGAATAGCCCTCATCATGGCCGGGGACACTGGCGTCCCCGGCCCGGAAGAAGCTACCTGCTTACCTACAATAGGAGCAACAAACTTTTGCATATCAATTTTATTAGCTTGATTAATACTTTTTTCAACAGTCATACTATCAACACCATGAAGGTGTGAGCCAACCATTCTAGCTAACATTGCTGCTTCTAAAGCTTGTTGCTGTGGATTCATATTACTTTAAATCCCTACCTGCGTGAGTAACTGAGACTGCAATTGAAGAGTGAATAGACTCAAGGTGATTAACGATTACAAGGTAATCCTTAATACGACCATCTAAGTCCTTATCCAACTCAACTGCAACCTTACGAACCATATCTTCAACGAAGACTGGATTCTCATACATAAGCTCTGTCTGATAAGCCTCATCGACTCTCTTGAGAGCATTAACAATAGGTGCTGAACAGCTACGCTCAACTGCTGCTACAAGCTCTTCAAACCAATAAACGTCTTTACCTTCTGTACCAGTATGACTAAGCTCAACTGTTACATCTGCATAAGACTGCTGGTTATGAGCTCCATAATCACTGATCTCCTTAGAGCAAGGGCAGAGAGAAGCGTAAAGAACATTGGCATGAAGATAAAACTTCTTCTCACCATTGATAAGACGACCCTCAAAAGAACCCTGATAGTCCATGTGAGACTTGACCTTAGAGACTGGAGCCTCCTTCATCATGAAGTAATCAAACTTGATCTTGATGTAAGCGTTCTGTGATTTCAGACGATTCTTACACTCATCAAGAAGGATATCCATAACCTCATCAATACGATGAGTCTTATTAGCGAGAACCTCCTCAACTAAGATACGATAGCGACTCATATTTGTACCCTTAACCTCTGGAGTGAGATCTGTGTACATACTAATGATTGCCTTAGTAGGGTTAATGGTTCCGTCTTGTCTAATGATCTCCATTGGAACTACAATATTCCTAGAACCAACTTTAGGAATATACTTCTTAGGGAAACCATCCAGAGTATTTTGAATATCTGGAATGTCGTCGTTTGTCTTTATTCTTGGCATAATTTTATTTGTTTGTTGTTTAATTGAATTACAGATCTTTGAGAATATCTTGGATACGATCATTTTGATCTGATAGGACTTCGTTATTATCCTCTACAACCGAAGAAGATGCAACTGACTTTGTTGTCGTAGGAACAACATAACTCTCTTCTTCTTCAACTGTGTTGGAAACTGGTGATACAATCTCTTCCTCACCAAGGAAGTGAGTCTTGAGGAGCTTGTTGATATCTTCAACACTCTTATGCTCCATGATGGAATCAAGAGGTTTGAAAGACTTATAAATCTCTTCGATGTCTGAAGCACCCTCTAAAGGAGCTGGAGATGTAAACTTAGAACTTACATAGGTAGGATAACCACCTTCATTCTGCTCAACCTTAATACGAAGATTGCATCCCTTCTCTGAAAGATCAAAGATTCTTGATCCGAGATCCTCTGCATCATCACCACTGATAGCATCTGTGATGATCTTAGCAAGCTGCTTGCCATAACGGAGAATCTTAACTTGACCCTGATTCTCTGGATTAGTTGGATCTTTAATAACGTAAACATTGGCGAGCCAATTCTCATTACGCTTGATTGGAGCAATGCGCTTGATCTCAGCTTCATTGTTGGTGCGATAGATCTTAGAGCGATACTCATCGATTGGGCAACGCTCTCCGTATGTCGTAGGACAAAGAGTTGAGACGAGTTGGTTAGTAACCACACTCTTCCAGAGATGATGGTAGTAGTGATAAAGCGTACGCTCTGGTGCTTCGATGTTAGGAATAAGGCGAACCAAATAGGTATTGCCAATTTCCAATTTCATAAAGTCTCTGAAACCACTTTCTGCGGTTGAAGACTTCTTGTTAAGAGCCTCTTTGATAGACTCGAATAGGTTTGTGTTGTATTTCATATGTTTGTTTGTTTAGTTTGTATTTGTTTGTTTAATATTATATTGAGTCGAATGATTTTTCAACTCTTCTATAATAAAATTTTTGATTTTTTTTGTAGCTTCTTTTACAAAGCTTTTAGTTTTAGGAGAATTATGATATCTGGTTCTTATAGCATTTAAATTATTAAAAATGTTAGGCGCCCAAATAGCTTGTTCATCCTCGCTCATATTAGAAAGAGAAGATGTATTTCCTAGTTCCATTATACTATAAGGATTAATATTATGCTCCCTATAATGTTGTGTCCAGGCTGGCATTCTTCCAATTTTATATGTCAAGTATTGATCCAAGTTGATATTATTTGCAAGGCAGAATACAGCAATAAATCGAAGACTTTCTTTAATTTTATCAAATTGTTTTTCTGGTGACTGATCTTCTAATTGTTGATGATAGAGGCTATAAGCTCTAATAGCAGCTCTTGTTGTAAAGAATTTAAGAGGAGGACATTTCTCTTCTGGGTGTAATCCGCGAGGTGCACCAAAGAATTCATCCCATTTAATATGAGGAAATTTAGAGAAGAAGTTATACATTCTTCTTAATAAGACAATATTTTCAGAAGTTATATCTGAAAAGTCTTTTCTCGGTTGATACGGCAAACCATTACGAAAATGTTTAAGAAAACAATTGTAAATGTCTTGCTCTACTTTATTCAGTTGGTTCAATGTCTTTCTTTTTTTTGTTGAGTTTGGATCGGAAAATCTTTTTATAGATATTAGGCGTACTTCCTAAATAGGCACGCATAATATTTTGGAGACTATAATCACCTAATATTGCGAAGTATAATTTTTGTGTCTTTTTATCTTCTATTAAGAATTTAAGGAAATTCAAGTAATTAAATTTCTTGCCCCTAGCTATACAAACGAAAGAAGCAAATTTCATAGTAATATCTTCAAATTCAGAAAGGTCAAACACATCCGAAGGATTGCTTGTTTCTTCAATTTGTTGTGAAGAGGTTATAATCATAATGGTTTTAAATTTTTAGTAACTTCCATAAAGAGGGGAGTTATTTTACCACCAGCAGCATATTCATGCCCTCCACCTTCACAAATTTTCTCAGCGAAAGCTCCTACATCAATAGGATCTTCTTTAGAACATTGTCTTATAGAAACTTTTTCAGTTTTAGTATTTACAAAGAAAAATATATCTGGGGCATATTTTTGAATAAGAAGATCCATAACTTGTGGAACTATTCTTTCAACTAAACCGGCACATACTTTCTTTTTCTTATTACCTATATTTATATCTCCCATGAAAATAGGAACCTTGTCTGCTTCTTGAGAAGCTTCTCTCTTTATAAAATCTACAGCTCTTTTTTGATCTAGAGTAATTTTTTTAAATCCATTACTATAATCTTTAATAAATTCAGAAAATTTATTGCGATATTGAGACCAGAAAAGAATATTTAAATCATAAGAATCTGGTATTTGAAGCTTATAAGAATCAAAATCATCTGCTAATGCTATAAGCATCTTTTGATCTTGAGTTAATTCTGGAGAAGATTCCATGAATAATTTTCTCATTAATAAAGCATTAGACGAATATTCTTTATATAATACTTTAGCTTTTTTAAATTTGTTTACAAATCTTTCTGAAGACTTATGGTGATCTATAAAAGTAACATTTTCTTTATCTAAAAAAGGTAAAAATTCATCTCTTAAAGCTAAATCTAAAACAAAAGTAGTAGGGTTATTGTGAGTATTAGCAAAATGTTCTTTAATTTTAGTTTCTATTTCTAAGTTATTTAAAGGAAAATAATGAAATGTGGCATCTGGTCTAGCCCACATTAATGTTAGAAGACTTACAGCGCCGTCTAAATCATTGTGTGTAAACACATGGTAACATTTTGACATATTCATTATTTAATACCATGTTACTAACTATCACCCCTCATCATCTAAATTCTCTATAAGATTGAGCGTATCAGCTATACTTTGAATGCCAGTACTAATGGATCCAGGTATGGTTCTTCTTTGAGAATTAAAAGACTGAGCTACACTATCCGGATCTCTAAGCGTAAGAGTAGGATAATCAATTTCTAATACTGTATGACATTCTCTCGGGCCAAAACGATTTTTTGTAATACCTAAATGAATAATACCTAATTCAAAATCTTCTTCTTCTGTCCAAATAGAAAATTGAGCGTCTGCCGTATGAGCAAGTCCCATAGACTCTGATACGGTTTCTAATCCTGGATTATTCTGATCATAAGCTGATCTATTAGCCTGAGTAGCAGAAATTACTGGACATGAAAAGTGATAAGACAACGCTCTAATTAATTCTGTTATCTGTTTAATAGCTTCGTATGAATTGGTTCCTCTCTCTGGAGGGGCTACAAGATTAAGATAATCTAATACAATAGCATCTGGTTTCACGCCTTTCTTTACTAATCTATCCAAGTAAGCTTTAATCTGAATGGGTGTAACGGATTTAGGAGGAAACTCTTTAATAATAAGTTTCGCATCTTGATGTCTTAATTTATATGCATTGAGAGAATCTTTAAGAGGGTCTATCTGCATAGGTAAATCGTTCATAGCTATGCGAGACAATGAAGAGCTAATACGTTTTGCATAAACTTGCTCTGCCATTTCCAAAGTGATTAGGACAACGGTTTTATTCTGACTAAGAATATTTGTAGCTATGTTTCCTAAGAAGATAGATTTACCAACATTAGTAACACCATAAAATACATATAGTGCTCTACCTTCTGCCATAAAACCACCGCCAATCTTATCATCCAACCATTTCCATCCTGATGGAATAGTTTTGAAAACCTTTTGAAGATCTTCACAATGCGCATCAACGGACTCTAGATAATCTAATCCGTAATTTTCTACTAAAGAAATACTACAAGCCTTTTCAAAGTCTTCTAGAATTTGAGAAGAATTAATTTGACCCGACTGAACATCAATAGATGTTTTAAGAACTGTATTATATACAGCTTTCTCTTTAAGAAATCTTTCTGTATTCTTTAATAAGACTTCTTTATCGTAATTTTTATCAATATCACTGAAGCTTAAAGCTACATTTCTAAGAGCATCTCGTTTTTCCTGTTCTACAAGATGAACTTTAAGCTCTGTAATATTAGGAACTTTATTATAAGCTGTATAATAGGTTCCTAAAGCTTCAAATACTGTTCTAATATTTTTGTTTTCAAAATAAGAAGGCTTTGCATGTTCTATGATACTTTCCAAATAAATTGGATCCATCAAAGAATTGTAAATTACAATCTTTTCAAAAAGACTAGAATCAATAGGTAAAGCTTTAATCACTCAAATATAATAGTTAAAAAAGAAAATAAAGCAATCTTATTTGCGACCCCAACTCGTATTATCAAATAAACCCGAAAATCCGTTAGTAGGTTGATTACCTACTTGAGCGGGTCTCGGTACTGGAGGATTAATAATTTTTGCAATTTCTTGTATTTCTACATCGTCTTGTAATCTGTGTGGAGGCAGATTGTTTAATATATCTTTTAGTTGTTGATATGTCATAAATTATACTCCCGGTCTTTTAGAAATAAGATTAGGATTTCCTAATCCATTATAGGTAACAGATTGTACGGTTACTGGTTTTGGTTTTTCATAAAGAGCTGAATTATTTTCATGCTCAAATACTTCAACCTTTTCTACCCAGCAACGATCACCATATACTGAATTAATATATTCTTGGGTTGTATTAAAACACCATTCTGCTGTTCTTTCAATACCAACACCCTTAGGCATGATACGAAGAACACAAGCACCTAATTGATCAAGTTCTTTAAACTTTTCTAAATGAGGGTCATCTGCTGCAATG